GTCGAGAAATATCGACCTAAAACAATCCAAGAATGTATCTTACCAGATCAATTACAAAATACTTTCTCTAAGATTGTTGCTAATGGTGAAATACCGAATATGTTGTTTACTGGTACAGCAGGTCTAGGTAAAACAACAGTCGCAAAAGCAATATGTAATGAACTTGATCTTGATTATATTATTATCAATGGTTCCGAAGAAGGTAATATCGATACTCTTCGCGGAAAGATCAAACAGTTTGCTTCATCTGTATCACTATCTGGTGGTTACAAAGTCGTCATTCTAGACGAAGCAGATTATCTTAATCCTCAATCGACCCAACCAGCTCTTCGTGGATTTATCGAAGAATTTTCTGACAATTGTCGATTCATTCTTACATGTAACTTTAAGAATCGTATCATTGAACCACTTCATTCTCGATGTGGTGTTTATGAGTTTAATACTTCTAAAAAAGATATGGTTCCTCTTGCAGAAAAGTTTCTTGGTCGATTAGAGTTTATACTTCAAAACGAAAATGTTGAGTTTAACAAAAAAGTATTAATTGAACTGATTATGAAGTATGCACCAGATTGGCGCAGAATCATAAATGAATGTCAACGTAATTCAATCAGTGGCACATTAAGTTTAGATGCTTTACATACAACATCTAATTATGACGACTTATTTACTTTCTTAAGATCAAAAGACTTTAAAAAGATGAGAGTATGGGTCGCGAATAACATAGATACTGATGCAAGTGCAATATTTAGAGCATTATATGATCGTATGAATGACAAAGTTGAAGCTGCAAGTGTACCTCAACTCGTACTTATACTTGCTGATTATCAATACAAGAATGCTTTTGTTGCTGATCATGAACTTAATGTTGTTGCTTGTCTAACCGAAGTAATGGCGAATGTTAGTTTTAAATAGCAAACCTCTTTTAGCTACAGTTGAGTTAGAATTAGAAGATAGAGATTTCTTAATAGCTAAAATCAGAGAAAAAGCATCAAAAGAACAATCTAAAACAAGCATTAGATTAAATACTGCATACTGTAAAATATATCAGCCTTACAAGTTTAATGAAAATACTTTTGAGAATTGTAGAAACGTATTTTCACAAAAAGTATCAGAAATGATGAAGGGCAGATATAAAGTAAATAGTGACATATGGGGATTAGATTACGAAAATGGTGAAGGTACAGCAATGCATCATCATGAAGGACCACATCAAAGATTATCGGCCATATATTACTTAGTTGCAGATGAAGGGTGTGGAAGTTTAGTGTTTCAAAACCCTGATATTGAAATAGAACCAAAACCAAATATGTTTGTATTGTTTGATTCCTCTTTAGTGCATGGTGTTTTACCTGCGATAAACGAAGAAGCAAAAAGAACATGTATAGCAATGAACTTGAGATATTTACATGAACCCATTCGACTATCTGAATAGTATAAACTGGACAAAGAAAAATATCATGAAAGATGATATTGATGAGAAAGCTTATAATCCATTTCTTGTAAATCGTACGCTTTCGTATTTCCAAGATACAATTGCTTATGCTAATATCATGAATCAGTATCATCATCTTGATAATCGTTTACAATACGAATTTTATATAAATATAATCAGACAAAGAAAAAGATTCTCGAAATGGATCAAACCTGAAACCAGCGAGGACATTGAGGTGATTATGGAGTATTATGGATATAGTAATGAAAAGGCCAGACAGGCACTCCCACTCCTCAGTTCCGAGCAATTAAAACAAATAAAACAAAAGGTGGATAAAGGTGGACGAAGAACAAATAGTTGAATGGACACCAGCTTCAATGCTGGAAGTCATACTAAACGAACCAGACGATTTCCTAAAGGTACGTGAAACACTTACACGTATCGGTGTAGCCTCAAGACAAGGTAACAAATTATTTCAATCATGTCATATACTTCATAAACAAGGCAGATATTTTATAGTGCATTTTAAAGAACTATTCTTGTTAGATGGACGTAAAGCAAACCTAGAAGAAGGTGATATTGCTAGAAGAAATAGTATTGCTACTTTATTAAGTGATTGGGGATTAGTTACAGTTCAAAACCAAGAGCAACTTCAACCAGTTGCTCCATTGAGACAAATTAAAGTCATATCATTTAAGGAAAAAGATGAATGGGAGCTTTGTGCAAAATACAACATCGGAAATAAACAGTAAATTTATAGAAGATGTTAGAGCAGGAAAACCTCACTTCTTTGGTAAAATAAACAAAGTCAAAGATTTTTCTTTTATAGATTGGGTTAAACTTATCGAAGGACACCCAAAAGATGACCTTAATGGTGAGCAAAAGAAAAAGCTTAAAGTATATAAGTATAAGCAAAACGCAATAGAATTAAGACACTTAGAACGTAGAGATTCCGTGCCTCAATGGTTTAAAGACCTGCTACAGCGTATGCGTATTACATTTCATCGGAACCATATTACAGCAATAGGGTTTGGAAGTTTTACTGCAGATGCAGAAAGTTTTAAAATACACCGCGATAGAATGGACGTGGTATATTTACAAGTTTTAGGTAGGGTGAAATTATCATTGTGGAAACCAACTGTTCCAGTTTCACCATTACACAATACTCTTGTATCTCCAGAAGATACATTTAACCCAAAATCAGATTTAGATAAAGCAGAAAAGTTTTGGGAAAGAGTATTTGAACCAGACCAGTTGTTATGGATTCCAAGAGGTACGTATCACTATATCGAACCTTTAGAAACTCGATTAGCAATTTCTTTTGGAATTGAGGGTCCTACAAACCCAAAAACGTATATATAGTACTGTATATGCCGGGTGGTCCGGGTATACACTAACCTTGCTTAAACTTTAGGAGGTAAATATGACAGGCGTTAGAAGCTTATTCCCACGCGCAAGTTTTGTTGGCTTTGATCATTTCTTAGCAGAAGTAGATATGGCTGCGAAACAAGCAAAAGATAACTATCCCCCACACAACATTGTCAAATACACAGATGATGATTATCATATTGAGTTAGCCGTTGCTGGTTTCTCTCAAGATGAGTTGAATGTTGACGTGAAGGATAGAACCCTTACCGTAACAGGTGAGCATCAAACTAGAGGCCGAGAATTTATTCATAGAGGTATCTCAACGAAAAAATTCAAGCGTGTCTTTAGGCTGTCCGAGTACACACAAGTAGTTGGAGCCGATCTAGTGGATGGAATACTGGTCATCAAATTGAAAGTAGTCGTCCCAGAAGATCAGCGTCCTCGTAGTATTGAAATTAAAAAACATGACAATTACGAGGAGATAATTAATGAAAACACTTCAGAAAAGACTGCAACGTCTTGATACTGAAACTGTAGGGTATGTACAATCAGGCGTCATTATTGGCGTGATTGCTTCACTACCTTATTGGTTTTTAACAACAGTATTATAAGATAAAAGCACGTGGCAGTCAGGCAGTTGTTTGGCTGCCACACTTGGAATATTATGAAAGCATATCTGATTATGGATTTTGATAATCCAGTATCCGTCGCATACTCTAAAATGTCTATAGAATCTTTTAAATGTGTAGAAGATTTGATAGAGATTATTCCTATTCAATGTACTAAACCAAAAGATCTCGTTTGGATCGATGAAGTCGATCAATGGGGAGTAGGTCCTATGATTGAAATAGAAGGACTTAAATTTTCTTTTTGGCCTCATCAAGTAATAAGAAGTGGAGATAGAAATTGGACAGAAATAGAAAAAGCAGTTGTTGTAAGTCATTTAAAACTCATGTTAAAAGAAGAGCAAGAACGATTTATTATTATGGAACATGATGCTTATCTAACAGATGAAGAAAAATTTAGAAGTGATTTCAAAAGAATGACGAACTATGCAATATGGATGCCTGGAATTGCAATGGAATGTTATTCAATAAGCAATAAATTTAAAGACTATATGAAATGGTTTATTGTAGAAAAGAACTGGAACACTTTTGCTGGTGGACCTATGGGTTACATAGAAAAAATTTCAAGAGAATGGAAAAGATTGTGGCCAAAAGATGGAAGGAAAAACTTATTAACAGATAATTCATCTGCACCAGTAACTCAAATTTACTCTAAATCGTTAGGAGTAACAATAGATCATTTATTACCAGACAAATATGCGGAGCAACCAAATCTTTTTATCATTGATTAATGTACTTTTAATTTTACTTGTGGTAGAATAGGGACTATGAAATATTATACAAGTGTCGAACGTCAAGCAAATACTATCTTGCTTCGCGGTTATAAAGATGGTAGAAGACACATCGAAAGAATACCTTTCAAACCTGTATTATATCCAGTCAATCCATCAGTTCAATCAGAATGGAAATCAATTAACGGTAAAAACGTAGAACCAGTTACATTCGAAACGATGAGTGAAGCAAATAACTTCATCAAACGTTATGAACATGTAGACGGTATTGAAATCCATGGTCAAAACAATTTCATCTTTCAATTTATCACAAATGTTTGGCCAGAAAAAATCAAATTTAATCGTGACGAGATAAACGTTACAACCATCGATATCGAGGTAGAATCAGAAGAAGGTTTCCCTATTCCCGAAGAAGCAAACTATCCTCTTATTTCAATCACAACTAAAAATAATAAGGACAACAAATATCACGTATTTGGTATGCGAGATTATAATGTAACTCGCGATGATGTTGTATATCACCAATATGATACTGAATTTGATATGCTCGATAACTTTCTAAAGTTTTGGAATGATCCTGATTATATGCCAGATGTAGTTACTGGTTGGAACGTAGAATATTTCGATTTAACATATCTCGCGAACAGAATATCAAAAGTTATTGGTCCTCAATCAATAAAAAGACTATCACCTTGGGGTATAATGCCAAGATTGGAAGCTGGTATAGATCGCGGACAACAAGTAACTTATTGTAAGATTAATGGTTTGCAAATACTTGATTATCAAAAATCATTTAAAAAGTTTTGCTTAAACACGTATGGTCAACAAGAATCTTATCGTCTAGATCACATTGCACACGTTGTATTGGACGAAAGAAAATTATCATACGAAGAGTTTGGTTCCCTTAACAACTTATATAAAGAAGATTATCAGAAGTTTATCGACTATAATATTCGAGACGTCGAACTCGTTGATCGTTTAGAAGAGAGATTGGGTCTTATTACTTTGATCATGACGATGGCATATAAAGCTGGTGCAAATTATGTCGATACCTTTGGAACTACAAACATTTGGGATTCAATCATCTATCGAATGTTGAATAAAGAAAAAGTCGCTGTTCCATTTAAAAGCGAGAAAGTAAAAACACCATTCGCTGGTGGCTATGTAAAAGAACCTCATGTCGGTGGTCATGATTGGATATGCTCTTTCGATTTAAATTCACTTTATCCTAATATTATCGTTCAATGGAATATGAGTACTGAAACGGTGATAGATGGTTATGAAAATGATATTAGTGTAAGTAAAGCGCTTGATGGATTATTTCCAGATACAGGTGATTATACACTTGCCCCTTCTGGTGTAAGATTTAGAAAGGATATAGAAGGCGTTATTCCAAGAATCATTCGTCAATATTATGATGATAGAGTAGTGATCAAAAATGAGATGATCAAAGCTCAAATAGAAAATGAAAAAGCTACTACTAAAAAATTGAGAGATGAAATTGATGCTCTCAATAATCATCAGATGGCGATTAAGATTTTGATGAACTCTCTTTATGGTGCACTTGGTAACAAATACTTTAGGTATTTTGATCAACGTGTAGCCGAATCTGTTACTCTTACTGGTCAGTTAGCAATCCAATGGGCAGAAAAAGCAGTTAACGATGAAATAAACAAGATGTTTAAAACAGACAAAGATTATGTTGTCGCAATCGATACAGATTCTCTGTATGTTAAAATGGATGCATTTGTAAAACAATTTAAACCAAACAATCCAGTTAAATTTCTCGATGAAGTTTGCATCAAATTAGAAGATACTCTAGAAAATGCTTATCAAAATCTTCATGATAAACTCAATTGCCTAGATAATCGAATGGTTATGAAACGAGAAGTTATCGCTGATCGTGGTGTATGGATTGCAAAGAAAAGATATATTCTAAATGTACACAATTCTGAAGGTGTGCAATATGCTAAGCCTAAACTCAAGATGATGGGTATAGAAGCAGTTAAATCCTCTACTCCTCAAATATGTCGAAAATACTTTAAAGATATATTCAAAACTATTCTTACTGGTTCTCAAAGCGACATGCAAAAAGAGATTGAAAGATATGAAGAACATTTCAAATCTCTTCCAGCTGATGAAGTCGCGTTTCCTCGAGGTGTTAGCAACATAACCAAATTTACTCGAAGAGCTGCACCTGGTTATGCAAAAGGAACACCTATACATGTAAGAGGTTCTATCTTGTTTAATCAACTTATAAAAGAAAAAGGATTATCGACTCAGATCGAAGAGATTAAAAACGGAACCAAAATTAAATTCGCGTATATGAAAAAACCAAATCCTATTAATGAAAACGTTATTGCATTTCCTCATGGTTTGCCTAAAGAATTTGGTTTAGATAATTATATTGATTATGAACTACAGTTTGAAAAAACTTTCTTAGAACCACTCGAACCGATAGCAGAAGCGATAGGATGGAAATTAAAAGAAGTTGCAACGCTAGAAGATTTTTTTATATAAAGCATGTACAATCACATTCATTTGTGATAGGATATAATAATGGAAATAGACTTATCTCACTTAAAACCACCGAGATCTGACGGTTGGGGTTTTTTACCACCAACGCAAGAAATCTTTAATATTTTTGAAGAGGTTAAACAGATTGCAGTACCATATAAAATTATGGAAATTGGTTTTAATGCTGGTCATTCTACGACATATCTTTTAGAAATATTTCCAGAATCAGAAATACATTCAATTGGACCATCGCCTAAACATGGTAACCAAAATGTAATTAGAGGAATATATGATGATAGATTTAAATTCTATCAAATGACGACTGAAGCATTAAGAGATACGGGATTTAAAGAAAAGTTTGATTTAGGTTTTATAGATGGTCACCATTCTATAGAATGTGCTAGTCTTGATATAGACTATTGTATAAATTATTTAAATTGTGATTATGTACTGATTGATAATATGGAAAGAAATGATGTTAAAAAAGCAGTACACCAATATAATCAACAATTAGAATTAGTAAAACACTATACTTATGTTAACACTTGGAAAGGTAAAACTAAAGTATTAGAAATGGATTTTTATCATGTACTTCGTAACAGTATTTAAAAATACTTTTGATAATAAAACTCATAAGACACATGAATGTGCTAACATTGATGAGTTTATTAAATTATTGAAAGCAGCATCGATGCTTCCTGGCCAAAAAGGTGGACCAATGTCCTCACCGTTGTTATCGATGGCAGTGTATAAAGAAGGTACAACAAGATCTAACGATAATGTTGAAAAATGGTCAAGATGGGTAGCTGTCGACGTTGATGAATTAGAACCTGATGAAAACTATGCAGAAAATCCATTAGGTTGGTTAAAAGATAAACTGAATGAAATCATTGGTGATTATCATTATATTGTATATTCTACTGCTTCTAGTAGAACAGAACAACCAAAGTTTAGAATTGTATTTCCTCTTACAGATGAAATTGAACGAGATCGTATCAAACATTTTTGGTTTGCCCTGAATACAGAAATAGAAGGATTAGCAGATAAGCAAACAAAAGACTTATCTCGAATGTTTTATGTTCCAGCTGTTTATCCTGGAGCATATAACTTTTTCTTTATAAATGAATCAGATAGATATATAAATCCTGACGAATTAATGGCTAAACACCATTATGAAGAAAAACAAGGTAAATCATTTTTAGACCGATTACCAGAAGCATTAAGAAAAGAAGTAGTAGAGTATAGAAAAAGTCAACTTAACAACACTGACATTAAGTGGACTAGCTATGCTGACTGTCCTTTTTTTCCTAAACAACTTGGCACTGAATATAGAACAATAACAGGAACAGGTTGGTATCATAAGATGTATCAAATCATGATTGCTATTGCTGGTAATGCGATCAAAAGAGAATATCCTATCACGAGTAAAGAAATTGCAGAAATGTGCAGACAACTTGATCGTGAGACGGGTAATTGGTATGAAAACAGACCGCTTGAGAGGGAAGCCGATCGAGCTTTAGAATGGGTATACAAAAATGGATAAAAATAAATTAAGAATTGGTATAGTAGGTCATGGCTTTGTAGGTAGAGCAGTTGATTATGGCTTTGAAGTACGTAATGTTGAAAAGTTTTACGTTGATCCTAAATATGATACAAATATAGATGATCTCGTAGAATGGAAACCTAACTTAAGTTTTATATGTGTTCCTACTCCAATGATGAATGATGGAACCATTGATGCAACTTCAGTTTATGATTCAGTATTTAAATTATTAAATCATGTTGATGGTGGTATTGTGATTAAATCAACGATTACACCAGAAGTTGTTGAAAGATTAGTTAAAAAAGCTGGAACACAAACTAAAATGAAAAAGCTTGTGTACAATCCAGAGTTTCTTACAGAAAAAAATGCAGAAGAGCAATTTATTAATCCTAAATATCAAATTTTAGGTGGTCATAGAGAATCTACTGCGTCTGTACAAGAGATGTTCAGAACATATTCTAATGTAAATCGATGTGAATTTCATCACATGGGTTTATTAGAAGCAAGCTTTGTTAAATATGCTTTAAATTGCTACTTAGCAACTAAAGTTACATTTTTCAATCAATTATATGATACATGTCAAATGACAGGTTCTAACTTTAATATCATTACAAGAGCAATTGCTGCAGATGAAAGAGTTGGAAACACTCATATGAAAGTTCCTGGTTATGACAAAAAACGAGGATATGGAGGTGCATGTTTCCCAAAAGATGTAAAAGCATTTATGCATTTTGCTGAAGGAAATATGTCGCTCCTAAAAGAAGTAGACCGTATTAATAACAATTATCGTAAAGATTACGACAAAGATGAAAGAGAGGTGGCCCAAAATGTCAATTATGGACAAACTGAAAAAGAATAGTAAAGTTAAATTCACAAACGTATTATCAGAATCAGAGTTTTTTACTGAAAAAGAATTTACTCGAACTGATGTTCCTATGGTAAACGTTGCTTTATCTGGTGATATGGATAAAGGACTTACTGCAGGATTAACAGTGCTTGCTGGTCCAAGTAAACACTTTAAAACAAGTTTTGCGCTGCTTATGGCTTCTGCATATTTGAAGCAACATGATGATGCAGTATTATTGTTTTATGATTCAGAGTTTGGTTCCCCACAATCTTACTTTGAAACTTTTGGTATTGATACTAGCAGAGTATTACACACACCTGTTACTAATGTTGAAGAGCTAAAGTTTGACTTAGTTCATCAATTAGAAGAGTTAGATAAAGGTGATAAAGTTATTGTTGTAATTGATTCTGTTGGTAACTTAGCATCGAAGAAAGAATTAGAAGATGCATTGAATGAAAAATCAGTTGCTGATATGTCAAGAGCAAAAGCACTAAAAGGTTTATTTAGAATGGTAACACCATATCTACAAATGAAAAATGTACCACTACTTGCAGTGAATCACACCTACAAAGAAATCGGTCTATTTCCAAAAGACGTTGTAAGTGGTGGTACAGGTATCTATTATTCTGCTGATAATATTTGGATTGTAGGTCGAAGACAGAATAAGAAAGGAACAGAAGTCACTGGTTATGACTTCATAATAAATGTGGAGAAATCACGTTATGTTAAAGAAAAGTCAAAGATTCCTGTCTCAGTTTCTTGGGAAGGTGGTATCAGCCGTTGGTCTGGTCTTCTTGATATTGGTCTTGCCCTTGGGTTTGTTAATAAACCTAGTGCTGGATGGTATGTACGTACCAATCCGCAAACTGGTGAATCTGAAGACAAAAAATTCAGAGAAGCAGAAACAAACTCAATAGAGTTTTGGAATCCAATCTTAGATGAAACTAACTTTAAAGAGCAAGTAAAACAAGCTTATTCAATCAATGGAAGTAGTATAGAAATCGATATCGAAGAAGATGAGTAAGAACATTCAGCAATTCGATAAACCATGGAATCATCTCATCATTGATGATTGGTTAGATCAAGAAGATTTTGATCAAATCGTTGAATATGCAAAAGTGCATCAATCTAAAATTACAATTGCATCGAGAACATGTGTAAAATATAATTGGTTCTTTGATTATACTGGAAAATTTATAAAGCTTAGAATAGTCGATGAGACAGCAAGATATCCAGAGTGGCTAGATAATGAATCACCAAAATGGCCAATGGAGTTCGGTGAACGTATGGCTAAAAAATACTATCGAGACATTCTAGATTTTAGAGTTAAATTAGGTTATAAAGACATTGCTGAATATCAACCAATGTTTACTATGACTTTAAGTTACTTCGACAAAAACTTCGATTATAGAAGGAGTCATACTGATGGTGTATGGAAATTATTTTCAAGTACACTATACGTATCAGAACAAAATGAAGGAACTACAATGACGAGTGATCGTTACTCTGAAGATTATGTAACTGTGCCTTGGAAACAAAATAGATTGCATTGTTTTGTCAGAGATTTAGAAAATACTTGGCATAATTATAAGGCTGACGGAATAAACGAAAGAGTAACGATCAACTTTTGCTTGAGACCTAATGAGTTTTGGAGTTGGGGAGAATCTTGGCCTCATGGAATCAAATCTTCTCCAGGAGAAGGTGTTTTAGAAAAATATTTTGAGAAGAAAGATGATTAATATTGATAAAGTAAGCGAAAACGTACATTATGAAATGATACCTGCATCAGATACTGATAATGATCAAGCATGGGATATTAGAATACTTGAAGGTGATTTTACTGAAAGTGTTATACGATTTGGTAATGTTGGATTTAACGAAGAAAAAGATTGTTTAACATTTAATTTTAAATTAATAAATTCTCCAGACGACGATCTGACTGAAGAGAATTTGTTCTTACAACAATTTGCTGGTGCTATATTAGAAGACATATTAGAAAAAGCAGTTGCAGATGGCTCAGCAGTAATTAAAGAAAAAGGTAGTTTAGCATGAAAGGAAAAATATTAGTAATGGGTCTGCCTGGTGCAGGTAAAACGTGGTTAGCAGAAAGACTAGCTGTTGAATGGCAATGTGCTTGGTTTAATGCTGATAGAGTAAGAGCTATGGCAAATGATTGGGAGTTCTCTCCAGAAGCAAGAATAAGACAAGCAGAAAGAATGAGAAACATTGCCGACTTTGAAAAGAGCAAAGGACGAAGAGTCATATGTGATTTTGTTTGCCCTACAAGAGAAACAAGAGAAACATTCGATGCTGATTATGTTATCTATCTTGACACTATTAAAGAAGGTCGATTTGAAGATACAAATAAAATGTTTGAATCACCTGTAGGTTATGAAGGTAACATGTGGCGAGTAGACAAATTTTATTCTGACGACGAAATCAAAGAGATGGCTAGAAAAATTAGTCATATTATAGATGCAGTCAGTTAGAATATCAATTTATAAGACTTTGACATGGAGAGTGTTAGCAACTGTTGTGACATTCTGTGTGGCATATTTTATAACAGGTAATACTGTTGCAAGTCTCAGTATCATGGGTATTGATGGTGTGATTAAGATGGTATTTTATTATTTACATGAGAGATTTTGGAATCTCGGAGGAGAACTATAATGGATTGGTCAAGACCAACAGTTCAAATGCTAGGCAGATGGCAGCCATGGCACGATGGACACACAGAACTATTTAAAAGATGCCACGATAAAACAGGACAAGTTGCTATCATGGTAAGAGATGTTGGTGGTAAGAGTGCAATGGTAAAAGGACAAGAGGATAATCCTTTCGTATTTAGCGACGTAAGACGAAGAATTGAAAGTCGTTTAGTACAAGAAGGTTATGTTCCTGATGAGGACTTTGAAGTTATGCTTGTACCTAATATTGTTGATATTAGTTATGGTCGTGGTGTAGGTTATACATTTACAGAACATGATCTTGGTACAAAAGTACATGATATCAGTGCAACTAAAATACGAGAAGGAATGCGTGAAAGAGGCGAATTATAATTGTACATATGAATTTACTTGTGGTAGAATAGGAGTCTATGAATATAAATCTTGAACAAACAATTTTAAAGAATATGCTTACAGATGAAAAGTATATGCGCAAAGTATTACCTTTTATCAAACCTGATTATTTTGAAGGTGTATATCGACAATTGTTCAAAGAAGCTGGCAAATTTGTTGCTAAGTACAATAAACTCCCTAATCTTGAAACGTTTAAAATAGAAATAGATGAATCTACTGCATTTAGTGAAGAGCACTATAAACATGCAATTGAAATACTACCACTCATTTTTGAATCAGACAAAACAGATCAAGCTTGGTTAATCGATCAAACTGAGAAATGGTGTCAAGATCGTGCTATTCATAACGCGATCATGGAATCAATTACGATTATTGATGGTAAGCATCAAAAGCTAACGAAAAATGCTTTACCTGATTTATTAACTAAAGCGTTGGCAGTGTCGTTTGATACCAATGTTGGTCACGACTACTTAGAAAATGTAGATGAACGATATGATTTTTATCATGAGCAAGAGGATCGGATTCCATTTGATTTGGAATATTTCAATCTGATCACAAAGGGAGGGCTACCGAATAAGACCCTCAATATCGTTCTAGCAGGGACTGGCGTAGGTAAATCGTTATTTATGTGCCACTGCGCTGCCAACGTCCTAACACAAGGTCGAAATGTTCTTTATATTACCATGGAAATGGCAGAGGAACGTATCGCTGAAAGAATAGATGCTAACTTACTTGATATACCTATCAGTCAAATTGAAAATCTTGCAAAAGATGACTATACCAATAGAGTACAAAACATAGGTCAAAGAACCAATGGTAAACTTATCATCAAAGAATATCCAACAGGTTCAGCAAATGTATCTCACTTCAGAGCATTACTCAATGAACTTAAACTAAAGAAAAACTTTATACCTGAAGTTATATTCGTCGATTACCTTAATATTTGTGCTTCATCAAGAATGAAATCTATCGGAGGTGCAATCAACACGTATTCTTATATCAAAGCAATTGCAGAAGAAATGAGAGGATTAGCAGTTGAATTTAATGTACCTATTATGTCTGCTACTCAAACAACAAGAACAGGTTACAGTAGCTCTGATCCAGGTCTTGAGGATACTTCAGAATCTTTCGGTCTGCCTGCTACAGCAGATTTAATGTTTGCTATCGTATCCAATGAAGAGTTAGATAGATCTAATCAGATACTAGTAAAACAATTAAAGAATAGATATAATGATCCAACACAATACAAAAGATTTGTTGTAGGTGTAGATCGATCTAGAATGAAACTAAAGAATATCGTTGACGCAGAAAAAAATCTTGTTAACGATCAGCCTGAAGATACTGGACCTGTATTTGATAATAGTAAATATGCAGAACGCCAGAGATCAGATAAATTAAAATCATTAGTGGTATAAATATAGCATGACTCCCTTAGATTATACATTATTTACTCTACTTTGTATGATTGGTGCATACTGGTGGGGTTGGAAAAAAGGTGACTGGTCAGGATCAGTTGGTATGACACATAAATTTCTAAAAGCCTTACATGAGATGGGAATATCTTGTGAAGTCGAAGGCAGAGATGTCTATATTATTTCAGCAGTTTTAGATAAAAAAATAAGAGTTGAGAGAGATGACGACGGAACAGACTTTTAAAGAATTAGAAGAAGCATTTGGTGATGGATATACATGCACAAAAGTGATACGTGACGATGGCACAGTCGCAATACAGTGTACAAAAAATGAGCGAAATACAGATAAACAATCAGAAGTTCTTACAGAAACTTGAAGATCTAAAGAACGATTTCCTTAATAAGCCTAATTATAACGATAAAAAATATCGTGTATCTAGTGCTAACTGGAATAAATGCAACGTAGAAGATTTCTATTGTGGTAGAACGTATTTAGATCACATGTTAAGAAATCAAGATGCCCATCCAGGATATCCTGAAGAGCACATGGCTCAACCTATAGCACACATGGTAAGAATAGATCCAGATATATGGACTGATTATAGGGATAAAGCAAGAACAGAATTTTGCATAGATATAGGTGCACAACATGCAGCTCTTACAAATTATTATCCTCCTGGAGGTTTTGTAGGATGGCACACTAATTGGGATGCATGTTGTTATCAAGTATTGTTTACTTGGTCACGAACTGGCGATGGTTATTTTCGATACTATGATAAAGAAAATGATGAAATGATTACAATCGAAGATAAACCTGGCTGGCAAGCACGTCACTTCTATTTCGGTAGAAAGGACGAAATTAAATACCATTGCTGGCATTCAGCATATACATGGTCAGAGCGAATCACGCTCGCTTATAAGTTTGATAATGGTGGTATGGAATCTGCACATAATAAGACTGCGATTCTTTTAAGAGATCAACTTATAGAGGAGATAGAATCAGATGAATAAAAACGATATTTTTATATTCATGTCAGGAATGATTACACTTGTGTTTATTTACTTTTTAATGATAATAGACGCAAAATTAAATAGTGCAAGGGGTGATACACTTGTACCTGAACCATTACCTACAGAATCACTTATTATGGTACACGATACAGAAACAGATGAAATAGTAGAAGTACCATTTTATGATGTTCCTGTTGAAGTACCATTATACACACCAGATACTTTAGAATGTATGGCACTTAACATATATCATGAAGCAAGAGGTGATAACTACGCTGGTAAAGTCGCAGTGTCAGATGTAGTTTTAAATCGTGTAAACGATACACGTTATCCAAATAACATTTGTGATGTAATATACCAAGGTGGAGAAGAAAGAGGACGATGTCACTTCTCATGGTACTGTGACGGACGTTCTGATACACCCTTCGATGATATTGCTTGGCAAGAAGCTGAGATGATTGCAAGAGAAGTATTAGAGAATGATAAAGGATTGACTGAAGGTGCAACTCATTATCATGCATATACTATACGACCTGATTGGGTTGATGATAGAGGAATGCAGATGGTTGGACGTATTGGCGATCATGTATTTTATAGGTGGAATTAATTGTTTGATATAAATTTAATTGAATTACCTGAAGTTAAACAGGTAAATGAAGATGGAACTCGTTATTATACTGATGGTGGTGAAAAGAAATATCCATCAGTAACAACTATTTTAGGTGCTGATCCAGAAAAACTTAAAAGTATAGCTCAATGGAGAGAAAGAGTAGGCGATGAAGAGGCAAATAGAATATCTACTCAAGCTGCAGGAAGAGGAACAAGAACTCACGCACTAATTGAATCATATATTATGAACGAAGAATTACCTGATTCAATGCCAGATGCTCAAGGTTATTTCTTAGCTATGAAAAATACCATTGATAGTTATGTAAACAACATCAGAGTTGTAGAAGGAAAAATGTTATCAGATCATCTGCGATGCGCGGGTACAGTTGACTGCATTGCTGAATATAGAGGTGAAATGGCAATTATAGATTGGAAAACTTCTAATCGCATGAAGAGAAAATCTGAGAATGCTATGCAAGGTTATTTTAAACAAGCTGCAGCTTATGCAGTTATGTTTGAAGAAAATACAAAAATACCTGTTAAAAAACTTGTAATAATTATGTCTACATCGAACGGAGAATGTCAATTATTTGTAGAAGATAGAGATTCTTGGATAGATAAGTTTATTGAGATGAGAGACTATTACGAGAGTATACAGTGAAAAACTTAAAAAGTATATATACTATAGTGAAACGGAGGGGAGAGACAGATATCCTTTAATATTATGGCACAAAAATCTTTAAAATACGTATCTACTGTATTCAGTACACCTAAGAAAACTTCTATTGCAACCGCAGATATTATGGTTAAGAAATCTTCTATGAATAAAAACAAAAGAAGATCTTATAAAGCATATAGAGGACAAGGCAAATAATTATATAAATATCTTTATGAGGTATTTAATTTCACTATTATTAGGTTCATCTATAACCTTTTCATTATTCTTTATCATGACCATGCTTATTGCAACTGGTCGTGGTGCTTTAACTGAAGCTTCATCATTTCGTATAACAGACTTTGTTATGGTTGAGAGAAATGAAGTTGTTGAAACAAGAGAAAGAAAACCAGAAAGACCTCCAGAACCAGAACTTCCACCAGAAATACCAGAAGCTTCACAAGCAGATAGTTTTGATAACACTATGACAGTATCAATGTCTGCTCCTACAGTAAATGCTGGATTTCAAGTTGGTGGAGTTGGATTTGGTGTCAGTGATGGAGAATACTTACCAATTGTAAAAGTAGCACCTGTATATCCTGCTCGAGCATTACGTATGGGTGTCGAAGGATACTGTGTTGTTGAATTTACAGTGATGCCAAATGGTTCTACAAGAGATGCATTTGCCGCTGAATGTTCTAATTCAGTATTTGAGAGAGCATCTGTTGAAGCTGCATTAAAGTTTAAATATAAACCAAGAGTTATTGATGGTGTAGCCATTGAAGTTCCTGGTGTATTAAATAGGATAACATTTGAGTTAGCAGAGTAATATGGATTTTTTGGCATTAGTTGGTGAGTTAGGTGCTCCTATAGCAGGTTCTTTGGTAATGGGATTCTTTATATTCTTAGTTATAAAACAAATTCTAGAAGGTATAGTCGACCAAGTTAAAACGTTAACGATATTCTGTAAGTCATTAGAGAATAGAGCTCGTACTATGTCCAATGAAATGATTAAGATCGATATGTTAGTCTCATCTGCTTTGGAATTAAGACCTGATATTGAAAGAGTAGCAAGAGCAGAAAACTTTATAGAGGATGGAAAAGTAGATGCAAGACGTGACTAAACAATTAATCCCTTGGTTTGTAGCAGCTTTTATTTGTTTTATTTTTATATGGATAGCATAAATGGAAGGTGATATTGTACAATTAATCAGTGAGTATGGATTTCCAGTTATTATGGCAACTGGTATGGGTTACTTTATTTACTTTATATGGAACTTCATTGGTGAACATATAGATCCAGCTTTACAAGAACAGCATATGGCACTGATTCGTGTTATAGATCAAGTGCGTATGTTAGACCAAGATCTAATACGATTACAGCAAAAAGTAGACGTTGTATTAGAATATAGAGAACAAGAAAAGATGAGGAAAGAAGGTGAAATTTCAAGTCGGGGACAAAATAAGAAAGCCTAAAGGCTATGCATTTGACGGAACAATCGTATCCGTTTTTCAAAACACAAAAGGTGATATTAGGATCGTTGCTGAGCTAGACGGAAACGGAATGCTTCATATATTTTCTGAATCACAGCTAGAGCATAGAGACAACCCACAGCAAATAGATATTCAGTTTTAACGCTCATCTCCTCGCCAAAATTTCCAAACATCCAATAGATGAATATTCCTAAAGGATAAGCAGCAAACAACATAAAGAAGTATTTCAAAACGTAAACCTTACTTAGTTGTTGCAATAAATGTTCCGTCCCAATCTTCTGGTAGATCTTGTGTCTTTTGAAATTCACATCGTTCGATCCACATAGAATAATATCCTCTCATCTGTTGATCGAATGCTGTCTCTAATTTCTTACAAAGAGCAATTGCTTCATCGAACTTCTGTGCTCTATATAACTCATGCATTTCTTCGTGAGCTACTTGAGCATCATACCATTCTTCCATTTTTTCTTGAGCATCAAGTACTGTGTATATTCCTATACCAACTGACTTACCCTTTACAGCTAGGTCATCGACCTTAAGATAAAAGAAATCATCTTTTGTCTTTTGATATGTAGCATCACCGACTAGTAATAAGCAACCATATTCTTTACATTTAGATTCTATACGTGCTGCTGTCGATACTGAATCACCTAATACATCATAACTATGACGAGATGTGGAACCCATCTCACCAAGATAACCTATACCTGTATTGATACCTGCTCCCATGCCAACTGGAGGACGACCTTGTCTTTTTACTTCAATGTTAAATTCTTCGACTGCTCTTAACATTTCAATACCTGTTTTTACAGCAGAGTAAGCATGATTAGGATCATCGTTTGGAGCGTTATGAACATGCATACTTGCATCACCAATATACTTTATAATCATACCATCTGCATTTAATACTGGTTGTGTAATAGCATCCATATAACCATTCATAAGTTTTGTCAGACCTTGTACATCATCACCAAATGATTCTCCTAATGGAGTAAAGCCACGTAAATCTGAGAATAGTATTGATATCTCTCTTTTAGTTCCTTTCTTAATAATGTCTGGATTCTCTTGTAACAATTTAACAACTGTTGGTGAACAGTAACCTTCAAATTGTTTCTTAATTCTTTCTTTCTCTTTGTATGTTAAATAGTACTTATTAAATGAAGCATGTGCAAAGACTAGTAGGGAAGAAATAGCAGAGTAAAATGTATCAAATAGAATAAGGTAATTATTCCAAAGATAGAATCCTGCGTATACTTGTCCCCCAACTAATACACCTACTCCTATTAAAGCAAACCTTGTCGGTGCTTTCCATGTAACAAATAAAACTTTAAGCATTGCTGATAATAAAACAACTAATGCTAATAAATCATACCAATAAGATTTCTTAATGATTGTCTGATTTAAAACAGTTTGTAATAAGTTAGCTTGTACTTCATGTGGGAACATAGCACCAACGGGTGTTGATACTGGGTTATTAAATCCTTCAGCTGTTAATCCCCAAATGTAAACCTTACCACCTAAATCTTCTGCAACTAAGTCTGATGCTGATACTCTTGGAAACTCATTCCAATAAGATATCAATACGTCACCAGTAGGTGTAGTTGCAAGAGGCGGTTGTCTACCCATTCGTACCCATTCAACTCCGATATCAGGCGTAACTCTTAATTGATATGATGTCTCATCAAAGAATGCTCTTATTGTTTCTAGTACTAATGACGGATATAGCTGATCATTTGCATTGACTAGAAGTGGAGCAGATCTTACAGTTGCATCAAAGTTTGGAGTACCTGGTAGGTTAGGAGTTGCATTTGTTACACCAACACCATAAGTGTTAGCTTGCAAAATCGGAAGAGGTGAAATTATGCCAGGAAAGTTCCAGACATAGTCAGCCGCTGCACCTCCTCCTAAAGTAGCAGTACCTACAAACGGTGCTAATCCTGTTTGAGTTTGTGTCGTAGGTGCTGCTGCTAGAATAGATAAACGATTAATCAGAGCTTCAGCGAATATTTCATCGCCTCCGAATCTATCTTCTTCTGAAAAGATTTGAGTAAATACATGAACGTTTGATGGATCTGTATTCCACATAAGTTCTGCATAAACATCACGTGGCCAAGGATATTGACCATATTGTTCTATTGCTTTCTCATCAATATCAACAAGTACAAAGTCTGGTACTTGCTCTATTTCATGTGATTGGTGTAAGTAATCAAACCATGACCATTGTATGTTCTCAACAATGTATGGTGAAGATACTTTAAGACTAAAAAGTAGTATTACTGTAACTAGTACTGTCTTCCAACTATACATCATTGTCCTTGTGTTACTGATACACTACAACCACCTACAGTATAACAAGTCTGAGATAGTGAATATGATTGTGATGTTGTTCCTTGTTGTGTTAAATTTAATGTTGTAGGGTCTGTACCTGAAAGTAAGATGCTTGCTGAATGCTGTGCCCAAGCACCTTTTTGTAATACTGATATATCGTTGTAGTCATTATTTGTTTGTAGACCTATTGTTTTTGCACCATCACCTTGCTGTCTTAACCATATATCATTATAACTACTAAAGATAAGACTTGTAAATGTATGACCACTAGTGCTTCCCTGATTTGTTTGATGACCTTGCAAATGATTATAATTTCCATGTATGTCTAATCTTGCATAATGTCCGCCACCTTCATTACCATCGTCTCCGTATGTCGTAGATGTTGCATTATCCCATGCCGTTCCCTGGGCCCAACGAATAGTATTATCAGTTCCAGATAAATGCCATAATTCAATTACGTTATTTGTTCCTGAGCTATTTTCTTGTATTAAAGTTAACTCAACATTATTACCAGAAACGTATGAACTAGTATCGTACATTTTAATTATATTATAATCTCCTACCTGTACTACATTTAAATCAAAATAGTTTCCACTTGTTTGTTCGATAGTGATTTCGTTATCTTGTGCCAAAAGAAATGCTGGCAATAGAAGTATTGCAAGTAATAGATGTTTCATGTATCTATTTATAAATATTCGAAATTATTCGTGGTCTCGTTTTCAGATACGAGCTCTGCTCCATTACGAATGTGGAACCTTTCTGCCATTTGAGTCTTAGGACTCATTGTTACGAATCGAGACATTCCTCTTTTTCGTGCTTCCTCTATGACTCTTAATACGATATCTCTACCTGCACCTTTTTGATATGACCATACAGAATAGAATACAGCGATATCACCAGGTTTACTTTCAAGCAATCCCTGTTCGGTCTTTGGTACTTTATTACAGAATGCTACACATATAACTGCATTCTCTGTTTGAAACATTTGGAAATGATTTTGTTGTCGTACTGAGGCAGGGATATTAGGTCGGACTGGATCATCCTTTACTAACTTCTCTGCTAATTCCAGAGGAATTTTATCTAATAATATAGTCATAACAAAAATTATTTATTAAGTATTATTTATCTACCAATATTATGTCAAAAGTTGATGATATATTTGTGCCTGTTGAAGCAATTGCTCTAACCTCAATATCTGTTTTTTCTGGTAAACGAAACGGTACTTCATATATTCTTTGATGAAGTCCACCTGGAACGTCCATAACATCTCTTGTTCTAAAAATTAAACCAGTATCCACTTCTCTCGTATATAAGTTAGCAGTTACGGAATCATTATAAGCACCTACTCCTATATTCCAGGTTTTCACATAACCTGTTTTACCAGCAGGTATTGTATAGAGTGCTAAATTTGTTTGTCCTTGACCATATACTGTACCTGTTCCAACTGTTGCAATTTTTGCCAATACTGTACCAGTACCACTTGCACCTGTTGATATCAACACATCGCCTTTATTCGTTTGTAATGAACCAGCAGAAGCAACAAATGCTCTATAAACTCTCAAAAATGATTGAGTTGAAACTGCACCATCTACTGTAAGTGTTTCTTCAATCTCATTATAGTTAGCATCTAATCCTTGAACTGTAACTGTTCTTGCACCTGTTCCAGCAGCACCATCTTGTGCATCAGCACCATATACATAAATTGTTGAAGCAACTGTTAGGTAAGTGTAAATTCCACCTTGTTCCCATATTGTTTCTGGAGCACCACCTACATTTGGATTTCTACCAAATTTATGAATGTTAGTAGTACCAAGTATTCGTCCCTCGCTGAGGTCGATTAATTCTGATATTGCAGTATTTGCTAAATATTTACTTATTGCCATGTTATATTTATACAAGTTGTTGATTTTATTAGAAAAAGAAAATCTCTAATAAAATCATATACTTGTGCAAGCAGTTGATTTTATTGGAGTTATAGTTACTAAAAAACATGTACAACTTCTGCCAATATGGGATAATAGACCTAAATAAAGGAGATTATATGTTAGAAACTAAAATCGTAAAAGGAAAAGAAATAAAGAAGTTTAAACCTTCACCACTTGCAATCAAAGTAACACATTTGGCTCGCGATGAGTGGGATTTACAAGATCTTGATTGGATTATAGACGCAATCAAATTACATAAGATGAATGTACAACAAGAACAACTTATAAGGAGCTCATATGCAAAATAGAACAGAAAATTTTATGTTTAGAATCGGTGATTATCAAGATGCTGAAGGATGGCAAAAAATTGATATGATCAAAAAAGCAGTAAAACAAGCAAACAAACAAATACGTGAAGACTATGCAAAAGAGTTTCCACCATCTGATATGTTTAGAAACTTCAAACCAACTACACTTCGTGTATGTCTAAAAGGACGTAAACCAAAACAAAAGTTTGAAAGACGATTATGGAGTTGGAAAGAAGATAAGTTTGTTACTAAACTTCGTGGTCACTCACATTTTGGTGATATCTTAGGTGGACTAGAAAATGCAGGAAAAATTGATGTATATCTACAATATCGATATCCTGAAAAGTTTGTTCCAGGATTTTCCACCGTCTTTGCAAAGAAATTCCGTACAGTTATAGCTGCAGCTTTTTCAGAATAATGGATATTAAAGAAGTAGAAAAACTCAGTTTAGACGAAGCTAAAAAAGTAGCTTTAGAAAAGATTGATAGTTTACCAAATAGAACTATCAATCAAAAGCTACGCAATAATAGACTGAGAGAAGACATCAATAGTTATACATCAATGACTCAAGTTATTGGAACACTATATAGATTACAGCTTGCAAACGAAGGTATGCATGTAACTGGATCTAAATGGCAAGAAAAGTATAAAAAAGGTGTACATTAAGGTAAATTTGTGATATACTGGTACCAGCTATGGCAATGATATATTGTAACTCAGTAAACTACGATTATTCTGGTAGACGACGTAAAAGGGTGATGCGTGCAAAGCGCAAATCTACTCCTTTATCTTCCTTCAAAACCCTTACGTCGTCTACATCTCCCCTTGTTTTAGCACAACTTAAAAAACAAAGAGAGATTAAGTCTTTAGATATCACTGACTTCAAAGATTTATCACACATGAAAAGGAAGGAAACAAATCAATATACAGGAGACGAATTACTTGGTATTGCAACTATGCATAAATCAAATGCAGTACCAGTATCTAAAAACACAGACGCAAAAATATTTGCAACAATGAGAAGAAATTAAATGTATACAATAAACAAAAAACTTGATATAATGGAGTATTATGAGCAATAATTGGGTAAAAGACATCAATAAGATGCACAAGAAATATGGTGTACATGATTGGATTAAGAAAAATCCAGGATCGTACAGAGACTATCTATCATTTAGGATCAGATTTATACAAGAGGAACTAGATGAGTTAAAACAAGCAGAACTACATCGTGATAACGAAGAAGTTGTCGATGCACTCATCGATATCTGTGTTGTTGCGATTGGAACTCTCGATGCCTTTGGTGTTAACGCATATGAGGCATGGGACGAAGTCTTTAAAGCCAACATGAATAAATTTGTTGGTACAAAGCAAAATCGACCTAATCCACTTGGATTGCCAGACTTGGCTAAACCAAATGATTGGGTTCCACCATCACATATAGGTAATCATGGCAAATTACCAAAATAGGAGATATAATGAAATACGACGACGACATCAAAGAAAAACCACCAATACATCTTATACCGACTGAAGTACTAAGATCAGTTGCTACTGTACTCGGTTTCGGTGCCAAAAAATATGCTGAGCATAATTGGCGAGATGACTTAAACGTGACTGCACAAAGCAGAACATATTCATCAATTCAACGACATCTGTTTGCATGGCTAGAAGGTCAAGATATCGATCCTGATAGTGGCCTTCATCATATCGATCATGCTATCACGCAAGCAATAATTCTTAAAATGTCCATTTTATATGCTCCTGAAATGGATGATCGTTACACAACTACGAGAGGTAAAGATGTTTAGACTAACAGTAAAAGATATCCAAAGCAAATTCGTTTGGAACTATCGTAATGAGATGTTTGTTACTGATAAGACTGGTGTAAAAATGCTAGAGATACCAGCAGCATCATTCTTATGTACTGAACCAGCGATCTTTGGTGTACCAAATGAAGATTACATAGAACGTGAAATTGGTTGGTATATGAACCAATCACTTAATGTAAACGATATTCCTGGTGGCCCTCCAGAAATATGGAAACAAGTTGCAGATAAAGATGGTTACATCAATTCCAATTATGGTTGGTGTATCTTTGCTGAAGAAAATGGCAATCAATATTCGCATGTGTTGGACGAATTATCACAGAATCCTAATAGTCGTCGTGCTGTGATGATATATACTCGTCCAACCATGCATCAAGATTATAGTACAAATGGAATGTCAGATTTCATGTGTACTAATGCTGTACAATATATGATAAGAGATGGCTATCTCGAAGTCATTGTACAGATGCGAAGTAACGATGTTATTTTTGGTTATCGTAACGACTTCGCCTGGCAAAACTATATTGCCAGTAAATTACAAAATGAACTTAATCTAAAAGGTAGAAACATATATTGGCAAGTTGGGAGTTTACACATTTATGAACGACATTTCAATTACGTGGAAGAAAAGATATCTGAGCTTGGCATCGGAAATAGCTCAATGGTCGAAGGATCCTAGAACTAAAGTCGGTGCTGTAGCTGTTGGTGGCGTAGGTCAAATCCTTGCTACTGGATTTAATGGCTTTCCTAGAAACATACAAGACTCTGATTACAGATTAAAAGTCAGAGAGATTAAAAATAAACTTGTTGTACATGCAGAACAGAATTGTATTTACAACGCTACAATTAATGGAGTATCTCTTGAGGGTTCTACATTATTTGTATCTGGGTTACATATCTGTAGAGAATGTGCAAAGGGTATTATACAAGTTGGTATAAGTAAAGTCGTATTATCACAATTAGAGATTGTTAAAGAAGGCTGGGAAGAATCAATACAAGAAGCAAAAGATATGATGCTTGAAGCTGGTGTAGTAATAGAGGAAATATAATGTTTAGACGTACTACAAAAACAACTGGAACTAAAACTAGAAACGTTAAACGTACTAGAACAGATAATACTAATGGAACGACTACGTTTAGCACGAGTGTAGGAAACAGAAATCATAGAATGACTCAGTCATTCAACAGCAAAGGTCAAAGTAGAACACAGGTTACAGTTCGAAGAGCTGGAGGTTGGATAGAGAGAACAACAGTTTCTTCTTCATCAGTGGTTCGGCCAAAAAAGAGAAAGAGTTATAAGAGAATGAATAAATGGGAAAAGTTTAAAACTAACTTAAGTTATTTTTTTATATTTTTATTTTTTATATACGCAATATTTGTATCAGGTGGAAATTAATTATGGCAAAGAAATATACAAAGACACATGAATGGATCGAAGAAGGTAAAGATGGAAAATACTGGGTAGGTATTAGTCAAGTTGCTATTGAAATGTTAGGTGATGTTGTATATCTTGAAAAAGGTAAAGATGAAGACGATGTTGTAGGAGCAGGTGATGAAGTTATGGTTATTGAATCTGTAAAAGCAGCATCTGACATTTATGCACCAGTAAATGGTTCTATTCGAGAATTTAATGAAGATCTTATTGCAGAACCTAGTAGCATTACATCAAATGATTGGTTATTTAAGATGGAAATTGCAGATCCTTTCTTAAATGCTTTAGATGAACTAAGTGACGAAGAAATATGATTTCACCTGAACAACAAGTAGTTATAGACCAATTAAAAGGATTAACTTTTGATCAGACTTTGGTTGATGAGGTTGGTAAGTTTACTAAACACGTAATACAAAAAGCTAGGATATTTGAATCATATGAACATAAAAAGGCTTCTGTTTGGGAAAAAAGAGATTTTCCAACAATTGTAAAAAATACTTATGATGGTCTTTTTGCTGAATATTATTTAGTAAAACACCTTGGGTTTAAAACTGATCCTCACAAGTGGAAAGATTTAGTCAGCACAAATGGTGTTAAGACAGAAGTTAAAACATTTGCACCAGGAGGAAAGCAGAAACACATCAAGCAATTAACAGAAAAAAGAAAAACTAAATATAGTTTTGTAATTATGTTTGAAAGAACTGGAAAATCATATCGGTTTGATAGCGCTTGGTCATACATCGATGGTGAATATGAAGAAATATATGTCGATTAAAACAACTAAATACTACGATGAATTTCTGAGATACTATTCTCTTGCTTTAGAACAACAAAAGCTTTGTAATGTTTCTAGCGAAGAGCCTTATGGTATGGTTTCTCATATGGACTCAGGTATACCTGACGATCTTATGTGTAACGTTGAATTATATGATGTAGTTGAACGTAAGTATGCAGGATTTTCTCAGATAGTCAACGATGTATTTTATGGTTGGACTGATCAGCATCCATATTGGAAAAAGATGGAAGCTGGTAAGATCACAATGCAAAGAGAAGCAGTAGCAAAAGATTGGACAGGAAAACATAAAGACTTTGGTTTACCTGAATGGTTATACGTTTTTATATTACATAGGGTTACTGGTTCAGCCATCAATTATGGTACTAAACCTTCAGGTTATTACAATACGCTTCTATTTAATTTACATAGAGCAAAAGATATCGAAGGAATGGTTGAGATTGTAAACAAACATCCTAAACCATTCTATACTTCTATTGGTTATCAATTTCCTGCATTTCCAAAAATACCTGAAGGCAAACCATATAAAAGAGGCGGTGATTATTTCCTATCAGAGTATGCTCCAAAACTTGCAAGAGAAATGGCAGAATGGTTGGAAAGTGGAGGTAAAAGAGATTTACGAGAGATTGGTTCATTCATGTTAGATTGGAATGTAAATCACGGATTAAGAAAGTATCAATTCCAATATGCAGCTGTAGTTGCAGATGTTGCTGATTGGTACCCACAATATGTTAACAGAGAATCAATGTTTTATTATGGTACAAATGCAGTTGAGTGTATATCTTACCTCGCTAATCCTACCGAAAAAATAAAAAAAGAAATATTCCTTGATAAAGTTATGGAAAAAATATATGAAGACACAGGTTCATATCCATATAATGCAGAAGATGTATGCTGTGACTTTATAAGATGGGTAGAAAATTATATTCGACCAGGAAATGATTATAATCATTTAAACTTTGATAAAGTATGGTCATCATGTAAAATTACAGATCATCCTTTTGGAAGACAGAAAGCAATGTTAGATATGGGAATAGTAAAAACCTTTAATGGTATTAAAAACCATCCATCAGATGATGCAATGTTAAAAGAAGCAGGTCTAACAGTAGAAGAGTATAAAAACAAATGCAAGCAGATATAGCAGAATTTATCGATCAACCTTATGACAACATCGAGTATAAGAATACTTCGATTGTTGATATGAAAGGTAATAAGCCAAAAGAAAGTTGGATGAAAGATTGGACACAAGAACAACGATTCGAAAAATTCTTTGAGTTCTGTGATAAGTTTGATAAGAGAGAAGATAAGTTACTTAAAGAAGATTATCAAATCTTTTCTCATAGATTGCATTGGCATGAGCATCCATTTTGTGAGAAGATGCAAGAAGTAAAAAGCAGTCGAGATAGATTATGGTATACACTTGTATTCTCTTTTACGAATGAACATTGGGGAACTCTTACTAAATTAATGGAAGAAGGCGAAGATGCATGTAGAGAACACTTTTCTAAAAACAGGCATGCACGAAATGATTTATTCCAAATCTACTATCCAAAAGATACTGTAGTAAAAGAATGGTTATTAGAAGGACCGAAAAAAGCAGCAGATGCTTTACATCACACTCTTGAAAACGTAGATAGGCCGTATACGATGATGGAGTATTCAAAGATACTTGAAAAGTATTTTAAAAAGTATCAAGCTTTTCGAAGTCCTTTATACCCATGTAAAAATGCATCAAGATATTTGGCTATGTCATATCCTCATATCGTAGATCCTGAATCAATACTATTTGGTGGAACTGGTCACTTCGATGGAATGCAACAAATATTTGGTGGAAAGAATTTAAATGGTAAAGTTAGATATGATATTGATGAAAATGGTAAATTCGTTCCAAAGAATGCAAACGCAGAATTGTGGTTAGAACAGATGAACACACTTGTAAATCATCCAAAGAATCCAATGACATCACAAAAATATTTAAATGTAGAAGATAAAACATGTTTCTTTTACAAACACATTGCAATCACTCATGGTGTAAAAAGTCCAACAAAAAGAATACCTTACACATGGATATTTCCAAATAAATTTAGTTTAAAGAAATGAGAGTAATTACAAATCCAACGTATAACATACCTAAACTCAAAACATCTCATGTTTTAGGTTGGTCTCTTATTTGGTCAGATCAATTAAAAGCAGATATCGATAATAAATGCTCTGATAAAGTTTTACAATATGATGAAATCTTTATTGACCATGGTGTAAACTTCAGCGGAGCTCTTAACTTATTTGGTGGTGCAAATAAACAAATATATGATAACATCAATCGTGTATTCTCTCATGCTAATGTTACTTCACTTGATTTTGATATGCCTGATCTTGGTGCACAATTAAAGTCAAGAGTAAAAGCACCTACCACCTATGAAGGAATAACTGAAGAGTGGTGTGATAAACTATCTGCAAGATTAAAGAACGTTCCATCACTAAAACAACAAGAGTTAACTCATTTGTCAGGCGTATCTGTAGGTGATTCACATACATCTGCATTCTCTCGAAAAGATGATGTAGTACTTAGAACAAATGGTAAAACATTATTTGGCCAATTGAGAAGAGGATTAGAAGAGGATTTCAGAGGTATGACACCAAAAGGAGAAATCACATTCTGTTATGGTTCTATAGATATAAGACACCACTTATTAAGGCATGATGATAAGTTAGAAGAGCTGATTACAGAATATGTAAAACAAGGCGATAAATTTGGTGATGTAAAATATGCAGCTCCTGTTCCAGTTGAATACGAAGAAAGAAGATTGCCAAAAACTGGTTATTATAAAGGAACACCATTTTTTGGAACAAGAAAAGAGCGATATGATTTAACAATGAGATTTATTGATTTACTAAATAAGAAATCAAACGGCAGAGTTGTAATGCCACCTGAAGATTGGTATTCAATGGATCCAGAAAAATATGCTAAGACATATATGGAAAATGGTTCGAGTGTACACATAGCACCACCATATTATCGTAGAAACGATTGGGGAACAACATGTTTAATGTAACCACAGATACAAGAAACAAAGACATACCAGGAAATATGACAAGAGCTGAAGCTCGTCAATTATACCTTGATATGTGGGGTACATTTAACACCAAATGTCCTCCTCCAGCAGTACAACACCTTGCTGGAGACAAATATGTGTTAAGAGCAGATTTAGCACCAGGTGGATTAAAAGCGTTTGGTGCAGAAAGAGTTATAGCAGAAACAAAAGAAGATACGCTTGTATATTGTGCGCCACGCCAAGGTCATGCCCCTGACGCCATAGCAATGTTAGCGGAAATGTATGACAAAAAAGTGGTCTTCTTTTGTCCTGCTAGCACAACAGTTTCAGATCATCAGGGTTCATTGTTTGCTTATGACCACGTTGATGTAAGATTTATAAAGATAGCAGCCATGCCAGTGTTAAATGCTTATGCGAAAGAATGGGCAGAAAGAAACAATGCTAAGTACTTACCATTTGGATTGACTGGTGAAAAGACAGTTACTGCAGGTCTTATTAATATGGCCGTACATATTGAAAACTCACTTGGAAAACAACCATCACAAATATGGTGTGCAGTATCTACAGGTACAATGATTAGAGCTTTACAGATCGGATGGCCAAATGCTGAAGCGCATGGAATTGCAGTTGCACGTAACATACATCCAGGAGAAATCGGTGAAGCAAAAGTTATTTCAGCGACTGTACCATTTTTAAAAGCAGATCCTATTGCAGAGACAATGCCATTTCCAACAACATCTGCTTATGATGCAAAAGCATGGAAAGGTTTTATAGAACAAGGAAAGAAAGATGCAATATTCATCAATGTTGGTTCAGACCAGCATATTAATCGAAACTTAGATAAAGTAAACGTCAATGAGATTAATAGTAAACGTGAATGGAAAGATATGGGAGATTTTTTAAAGAATCGAGCATACGATAAAGATATTGAAGTAATTAAATTAGACTTAAAAAAGAAAGCTAGCTTAGAGGAGTTTTTATAATGTACAAATATAATGAAGGTGAACTATTAAGACAACTACAAGAATATGTGGATAAAACTTATAATGAACATTATTCACAGAATCAATTTCAAGCCACAGAGTTTATTATAGATGGTGGTCATGGTGAAGGATTCTGTATAGGTAATATTTTAAAGTATGCACAACGATATGGAAAGAAAGAAGGTAAGAATCGAAAAGATCTTTTGAAAGTTTTACATTATGCTCTCATTGCTTTATATGTACATGATAAAGAGAACGGAGGAGTTAAAGATTATTTTTCACCACATAAAGCTATAGCGAAGGCGCACATTGATGATGCGTATGATAGTAACTTAAGTCATACACGAAAACAAAAGGCACTTTATATGGACGATACAGATGAAGAGAAAGAAGCATATTATGCTGACGAATGGAATAAGCCAATAGGATGATGTGGAGAATTTGGGCAAAAGCATTAGGTGATAAGACTGGCAAATCAAACAGAGAAGCTGATCTTATCGCTATAATAAGAACAATAATAGTGTTGGTTTACTTAAGTACTAACATTATGATTGTAATGGGTATAATTCATCATTGGTGATTTATGATTTTAAAAAGACTATTAGATAATGATATGAAAAAGAAAGAAAATTTAGATGCGCTTGGCGTGGACATCGACTTAGATAATGTATGGAAAACAAAACACACAGCACTATTAATTGTTGTGGGTATTGTTTTGATTGTATCAATTGCAGTAAGTGTGGTATCATGAGTAGATATGGTAAAGGCAAAGAACCACTCGGTCCTAAATGGGAAGCTGTAGTATTTTTTGCTATGGTTATTTACTGTGGAATTGTACTTTATTTCTTAGCTTGATATAAATACATTAACATGTTTATTTTAGGACAAATAGGAATGAAAGATGACCCGTACTCGGAAAATATCTCGTTGGTTGTTCAGAGCCTATCTTGTCTATTCAATAACGGCTGACATACTTCTATTGCTTGGATTAATATATGGGGCATACTGGTTCTATTCTTGATGAAAGAGAATCTCTAATTAAATATTGCGAAGGATTATACTTCGAATTATTTGGTACACACCATGATTTTAGTTCTTATACACAAGAGGAACTAAGAGAGAATGCTTATATATTAGAAGAAGGAATTAGTGGTAGTCAGTATAACCAGGATCATTAAATCTTATTCTTTTAGCGGCTAATTCAATAGCTTCAATAATCTTTGTGTAACCTGTACATCTACATAAATTACCTGCTAAATGGTTTCTTATTTCTCCTCGTGTAGGATAAGGATTATCATCTAGTAATTTCTTTGCCATCATCAACATACCTGTACCACAGAAGCCACATTGTAAAGAACCTAATTCTTCGAAAGCTTCTTGTAATGGGTGTAATTGATGATTATTTGCCAGACCTTCGATCGTCTGTACTTCTGAACCGTTAGCTTTGACTGCTAACATAATACATGAGTTAACTACTTCACCGTCGACTATAACCGTACAGGTACCGCAGTCTCCCACGTCGCATCCCAACTTGGCACCAGTGAGGTCTAAATATTCTCTTAGAAATTTTAAGAGCGTAGTCTCTGGTGGCACGTCGGCAGAACGTTTCTGTCCATTTACCCGAATTTCTACCTGCATTAATCAGAAGCAACGACCATGGCAAAAGGTTTCATTTTTCCTGAACATGTAGTTAAAGAAGTTTGAATGCCTGAGCCATCGACGTTTTTAAATAAAGGCTTAATGAAATTAACAAATTCAGCATGCGATCTCCAACGGTTTTGTAATGGGTGGTGGTCTTCGTAGATATGATCAGGTCGACCAACTCTACTTGTAAAAATCCATTTCTTTGCAAACTGTTTATAGTGATTTATCATACGAACAGGATCTTTAATATATTCTAAAACTTCTACACATAGACCTACTTCCCATTGCTTTCTTTCTGCACTAGCTGGAAGTGGTTGTCCACCCTTTGCTCTGTACTGCCATAGATCAAGTAGATCAAAATCTAAATCATGTTGTAACATACATTTTTTATTGAGATCTATTGAAAAATAGTCTTCGTTATGTTTAGCATATTTTTTAATAAATTCGTTTCCAGCACCAAGATCAAGCATTGAACAATTATGAGGAATCTTAGTAGTAATCGTATCGTATATTTCACCCCATCGTGCAGACTCTTTCCACTGTTCTGGAAAAAAATGTTCTTTAAAAGCTCTAGAGCATAATCTTATTACATTTTGAGGAACATACGTTGGTGAGTATGACATAATTTATCTCCTATGGTGTACAAACACCAATCAAAAATGGTTTTGGAAATCCTGTTCCATAAGTTACAATATCTGTAAAGATTACATCACTTACAGTTACGCTTGTAAAATGCTCATTTAAGAATACTATCCATTCGTCTCTTGTCCAACCATTTTTAAAAGTCAGTCGACTTTCTCTGAAAGCTATGTTTTCTTCAGTTATAGGTCTAATTGTTAAAACCCAATTTGTTGCATACTGTTTATAATGATCTAATAATCTACCTGGATCTTCAATGAATTGAAGTACTTCTACAAGAAGACCAATATCCCACGTCCTATCAAAAGTAAGAAGAGATCCATCTAAATCGTGAACCTCATCTGCTGCAGGATTTACGTCAACACCATGATAATCAGTACAAGTAATTGCATTGAGTATATCTTTGTCTCCACAACCTAAGTCAAGTATTGATGAACCACTTGGAACATAATCTGCAACATCAGTGTGAATTGCTCTCCATCTATCTTTGATGCTATGCATGCTAGCTAGTTTTGATTTATAATCGGAATCTACAGAACTTGCTGTCCAATCTTTTGATAGTATATTGTTATCACTATCAAGTGTTAAACCGTTTGCTCTTATAGTTTCAAATTCTGTAGTGAATGTAGATTTATCTGTCATAATAATTTATTTATACAAATCAAATCTTTGTTTTAAACCATTTTACATATAAATAGTTAAAAGCAATATGGAGTAGATTATGCGCTTTGCACTTATACTAATGTTAGTATGCAATGTGGCGTTGGCAGATACAATTACGTTTGGATTTAAGAATCCATCGTTCAGTGGTGTTGGTCAAGGTTCACACTATCTTACTGTAGAAAATCAAGAATCATCAAGAGAAAAAGCAATTCAAGATGCACTTGATGCTGCAGAACGAGCAGCACAAAGAGAAGAGGATAACTCAACTCTTGCTAAGTTTATTCGTAACCTTGAGTCAAGAATTTATGCTCAGTTATCAAAGACTTTAGTCGAGCAAATGTTTGCAAACGAGGATCCAGTATTGTTTGGTAGTTTCGTATTAGAAGGTTCAACTGTCTCATACGAAGTAGTTACAAATGACGACTTAACCCAGTCAATTGTTCTGATCATAGTAGATCCTGAGGGTTCACAAACTTCAATTGAGATTCCTATTGGTACGGGTAACTTTGGTATGACATACGACGCAATTAATGGAGCACCCTAATGGCAATTAAACTTGGAGAATCAGTAAGAGAACGAGGTAAAAGATTTTTATGGAAACATGATTATCTTAAAACACATTCAACAAAATCTTTACTTGAGAAATATGAATCATTAAATACGATACCAAAGGTGAAACAAAAAGTAAGGAATGAACTAGTACGGAGACATGCGTTATCTACTTAGTACAGTAGTATTATTTCTTGTAGGATGTTCTGGAATACCTCAATATACTGAAACACCTCTTGACTGTGATCCTTATATCGAAAGAGAAAGAACTCTTGGAGAAGCAATTACATCGATACCGAATGCGGTAAGATCGACACTTCCTCTTGTGTGTAACGATGAGCCAGAGATTATAGAACTTCCATCGTATGTACAGCTACTCAATCTACCACCAGCAGAACAAATGCCTATCGTTGCTGTTTATAGCTTTACAGATCAAACAGGACAAAGAAGATCTGTAGAAAATATTGCATCATTCTCTACAGCAGTAACTCAAGGTGGTACAGCATTATTAATTGATGCTTTAAAATCAGCTGGAGGAGGTAGCTGGTTTCGAGTTGTAGAGAGACAAGGATTAGATAATCTTGTACGAGAAAGACAGATTATAAGAAGTACAAGAGAAGAGTATGCAGGTGTCAATTCAGAAGCGCTAAACCCACTTTTATTTGCAGGAATGATTATTGAAGGTGGTATTATTGGATATGACACAAATATTGAAACAGGAGGACGTGGTGCACGTACTCTTGGAATTGGCGTCAGTACAGAATATCGTAAAGACGTCGTTACGATTTCACTTAGAGCCGTGTCGGTTCTAACTGGAGAGATTATATTAAACGTCCAATCCCGAAAAACTGTATTCTCATTCGGAGGAGGCGGTGATTTGTTCCGATTCATTGAAGATGGAACACAACTATTAGAGTATGAGGACGGAGTAGGTATGAATGAGCCAGTAACATATGCTGTTCGTACCGCAATAGAGGCCGCAGTATTGGCTCTTATTCGTCAAGGTGACCAAAGAGGATACTGGACTATAACAGGAGAAAACAATGAAGAAAATATTTAGCGCGCTTATCTTCATGTTACTTTCTGTCTCAGTATTCGCTCAGTCTGATGACAATGAAATATTCATTGAACAATCGGGTGATACACTAACTCTGTATATAGAACAAGATGGTGAAGGAAACAAAGTCGGAGGAAACGATTTCACTGGTACAGCGACCGATATGGTCATTACTGGTGCAAATCTTACTTTTGATATCGATCAAATAGGTAATAACAACCTATTGTTTGGTACATTGACCTCAGCTTCCTCTACCTACAACCTTCTTTTTACAGGTGACTCTAACAGCCTTGACTGGTTGATTGGAGACCTCGGCACAGCTGAGACTACTACTTTTGATTTAGACATCACAGGTAGTTCGAACACTATAGATTTTGACCAAGGATCTGTTGCCAATGCAGATTATCTAGATTTAGATCTAGCTGTCATTGGTTCTTCAAACGTCTTTGATATAGACGTTGAAGGTACAAACAGTATTTGGAACTTTGATATTACTGGAGGCAGTAGTAACATTAACACTGAACAATCTGATGGGTCTGACCACGAAATCAATCTGATTCTCGATGGCGACACTGCAGATATTGATATTACACAGACAAATGGTACTTGTCCTGTAGCTGCAAGCTGCTCAAGTGTCGTGAATCTCGATGTAACTTCTGACAATGCAACAATTCAGATACTTCAGGAAGACTAGCCTTATAATTATAAGCCTAATGATGGGGTCGGCCTACACACAGACCGATCCCATCGGCGAAATCATCGAATCAACAGGGATTGGCTCTATTCTCAGAGACAACAACCCATTAGAACCCACCGTTTCCACTTCAATACAGCTCTATGATGAGGCTCAGACAGGAAATGGCCGTATGTTGATTGAATTTTTAGATAACGAAGAGCTTTCGTTAACAGAACAGACCAAAGTATACATCGACGAGGTCTATTACGATCCCAATCCAGACCTATCCCGAATGACAATGCGATTTGCAAGAGGTACAGCAAGATTTGCATCAGGTACAGGAGGCAGGATCAATAAAGCAAACGTAGAATTAACCACTCCGACAGCTCAAATCGCTATCCGAGGCACAGATTTTACCACTACAGTGGACGAGTTAGGACGCTCCCTGATCATGCTGTTACCAGACGAGGATGGAAATGCATCTGGAGAGATCGATGTCATCAATGAAGGTGGTACTGTCACGCTGAATGAGGCATTTTCTGCCACGATGGTGTCTTCAATTGCCTCTACACCTACGACACCCGTCGTTGTACAGGACCTGACCCCATCTCTGATCGATAATATGTTTATTGTATCTCCTCCGCAGGAAGTACGTGATCGAATAGAAGAAGAAATGAACGAAGATGCCAACGAAGACAGTGGAATCCTTGATGTCGACTTCCTCGAATACAACGAATTAGAGTCTGACGACCTTGAAGATACTACTGAAGATTTCTCTTACAGTGAGTTAGATATCAATCTACTCGATGTCGATTTTCTTACCGACCTCCTCGATATCATCGAGGCCCTCGACGCGACGATGGTCAGAGATGAGCCTCAACAAACAGATGATTTTTCTGTACAGTTACGTGGCGCGGTTATGGGAACAAATACAGACAGCCAATATAACATCTTTACAGAAGATAATATGATCGTCTTCTATCGTAATGTCAATGGAACCATTCGGCTTACCCTTGCCTCCAATGCCAATGTCACAATTGAAACAAGAGTTGAAGGTTATGAAGGTATCATAGACCTGAATGAAGGATCCAATTCCTTTATACAAATCATACAGTAGGCTTACAGCTATAAATAACCCCATGGACTTTACATTTATTCCAGACTATCACATCCCAGACCTTCCCTTGAAAAGGTACGTCGCCCAACTCCCGAATGATACCTATAAAGATCCTCAACTACAAAAAATCCTGCACAATACCCTACCTCTCGTAGAGAAGGCGTTCGGACTTGAATTACTGCCTACATATTCCTATCTCAAAAAGTATAAAGAAGGAGATATACTACTACCCCATAGGGATAGACCTGCCTGTGAATACTCTGTTTCCCTCTGTATTGATACCAATACCCTCTATCCATTCCTCCTACAGTACCAAGGACAACCTGTCGTATATCCTTTTGTGATGCAACCAGGTCAGGCAGTACTCTATAAAGGACCTGTGATGCGACACTGGAGACCTCGGTTAACCAAACATATCGTACATAAATGGTCTGGGTATGAGATCAATGTAGATCAACCGTATGCCTACCAGTGTTTACTGCATTATGTAGATAAGAATGGTTTCTACGCGAATCAGGCCGGAGATGTCTTTATCGATGTAAAGAATGGTGTTATACTACCTGGAGAAGGCGGAGAAGAGAAATATAGCAGTGAAGGTGGTACATCCGGCTCTGCAATGAAAAAAATGGATCCCTATGCCGATATAGATGGCGACTGGCAATATCATCTGAGTTATATGACCGATCTGGGGGACTGATCTCCCGGCCCCAAAAAAAATTTCTGGATAAGTACATGATTGTGCTTGGAATCACACTGATGCGGTTAACCTATGCATAGGGCTTCGAAAAAGGGTACCTATGTTATAAAAACGCACTGGGGATTCCCCAATACCGCAACTATATCTCTAACGATATCATATACTTACGCTGTTTTTTCGTAAGTCTTTGATTTGATTGGAGTTATAGTTGTAAAAAAACATGTACTTATCACAAATAATATGGGATAATGGTACCATAATTTGATAAACATGATGAATAAAGGAGTAAACAATATGAATCTAAACACAATATTAAAGAACATCAGAGATATCGATAACATGCAAGATCTTGTTGCGATTAACGAAGCTTTAAGAGATCAGCATAATGTCATCAAGAAAATGGCTGCAAGAGCTGCAAAAGCTGTATATAGACGTGCTGATAAGATCAAGATGTCTAACGGCAAGACCGGTACCATCATCGAGATTAAACGTACAAAGGCCGTTGTTGATATCGAAGGTGAGCGTTGGAGAGTTCCATTGACAATGATCGTAGGTAAAGTTTAATGATTGAGCGCGCGATAGAGTACGTCAAACGCGTTGGGGTAGACAGGGCCATTGACCTCGTCATACAGACTGACCCGCTGACCCTCAGTAAATACGCGACTGCTTCTGACGACGGTTCTCGACTCGTAGGTCAGA